TTGCGCCCTCCTGATGAGTGCCTTAGGTCTACCTCAGGAACGTCCGGCCACCGATCGTCCCTGATTAGCAAGTGATTAAGGATAGAGCGAGACGCGAGGTCCTTGCACAGACCACCCAGCGTCCCTACGTTTAGGCAACAGTCACGATTCGATCTTTATACCAAGAAGATGTCCGGTCTCGTGAATCGATAACACGGGCATAATTCTTGAAATACATCTTACAGTCCTCTGGCACTAAGTGACTGAATCTGCTGCAGTCATACGGACGTAACTCCGTCATTTGGTCGAACTCTGTTTCGAGCATCTTTTGTTCAATGACACTCATACCGTACAACTCAGTGCACAACAAACGCGTTGCTGCACCTACCGGCCGGTTTGCTATTTGCAGAGCTTCACCTAAATGCGCCTGCGCGTCGATTGCTAGGGTGCGATCATAATCTGATAATCCTTTCCATGCGGATCGGACGTCGATTTTCTTTGTACATCGCAGCACCCATAGACATGCGCGGGTGATGACAGGGCATCCAGCATATTGGTACAATAAGCTCATGGCCTTAGCCTTTGCCAGAGCTTGTTTCTTCGCTTTGCGTGCATGTAAGTACCGCACGTCAGACCACCCCAATTTCAGCAACAGCTTTATAGGGTCAGCGATTGAGATCAACTCCAATTCGTCAAATACTTGACCACAGAATGACGCAGTGGCTAGCTTGACGTGGACCTGGAGTTTAATGGTAAGTCCAAGCTGTTTGAACAACTTGATATCCGCAGGGTCTGCTGGGTAGGTAAGTCCCGCGATGCCATCATCGCCTTCGAACCTACCAGCCCAATCCTTTATGTTACACTTGTCCATAACAAAGGAAAAGAAAATCAAGTTAGAGAAGCCGTTACCCAATGATGTGCACATCTCGCCGCTCATGCGGCAAGCCAAGACGCACACGTCAAACCATTTGAACTGGCAACGTTGCTTGCCTGCAATTATGGTTAGTAACTCCAAAAAGGCAATGTACCCCGGTGTGAACTGCGTCATATGCATGTATAGCTCAAATTCAACTGCACGCATAACCCATTCTCGGAACTGACTCTCAAAAGCCGAGTAGTCAGTTGACACATAGATGCGACCCGTCTTGACCACGGCGTCGCGAATTTCCCGGGCCCACTGAGTGCGTGGGACCTTCTTTATGAAGTGAGGATCTGAGAAAACGACCTTCTCAATATGTTTGAACAGCGGACCTGCCATCGCTTTGAAAGCATTGGGTCTCGCGAAAATAGAACGATAGTACTTAAACGTATCATAGAACTCATCCTTTTGAAAACACTGCGGGAAGATATTGTTCATTCTTCCACGGGTTTCAACCACACGCCCGAGACATTCTTCATAGTCCGCTCGAATTTCTCGTTTCTGGTCTAGCGTGTAATTTGTGGTTTCCAACCACGCATCCACCGAGAAATCTTGATCTCTTCCCAGGGGTTGATACCTCTTCACGTACGCCTTCGTATACTCGTGAAGCTCTTCTATTAAGCCAGGGATCGGCTCAGGATGTGTCCCCATGATTCGTTTAATGTTGGACACCATCAAGCCTTTTACATCCTTCATGTGCGGATGGGGTAAGCAAGCACCCACCATAGTGGCTCCATTTGCGACGGCTACGGCTCCGTCTGACAGATTAGGCTGGCGCTTCAAACTGCCTTCGATGATATGAGCATCACCTCGAGGTGCGCCCGGATCGGGCAAAATGTGCTTCATTTGATCAACGGTGTACCCATCGATCGCCAGCACCTCGGTGTCTTTTAGTATTACTTGGGCTGAGACACTACAGCCCGGGGTCGAGGGACGTGATAGGTCATCTGCTTTTGCGAGCAGAACCATCCCCAGGCAACATCCACGGTACCTTGGAAAACTGCGAAGCCATGTCGTTTTCCTGTATCCGGGTGAGGGATAAACATCAACTCCTTGTCAATGTTGACGTTTGTCATGTTACTCATGTTGTATTCAAGTTTGGAACGAACCCAACTTTCCTCGTCGCAGAATGAGACACGTTTCGTGATGATCTGCTGCAGCATTCCAACTGAGACAGCTACAACGGTCTTCTTCTCGCGATATATCTTCAAGAACGGAAACTCATAAGTTAGGAACTTAACAGGAGCAACAAACCTGTGGGTGACATCGAAGAACCGGATCAGTCCATCGTACTTCACTAAGTCACGGCGGTCGTTTTCCATACGCACATCCATCCCAGCCAATAGGGGCTTGCCGGGGACAGTCTCAAAAGTCTGTCTGGCCTTGTACGTATATCTACTTCCGCTTTTATACCGCAGGAGAGGGTTTATCACTTGTGCAGCAACAATCGAGAGCGATGTCACGTGAGCCATGAACACCACACTCAGGACCAACGCTGGCATGCCAATGAACCTGACCAGCGCAAACAGAACCAAACTAAGTAGAGCAGCCGCTACATATCTCAGCTCATAGTGGAACTTAAATTCTTTGAGCACAAATTTGAACCCTTCTGACGAAGCCAAGTTGTAACCATCATCCGGCGCTTGCCGTAATGCGGTCTCCTGAAGCTGGGTATTCAACTTGATCTTCTCAATTGCCGCTGACGCTTTCTTCGCGTCTGCAGCATCGGAACTAATGGCGAACAATGCCTTTGCCTCGGCGGTCTTTGCACCCTCTGTGTAAGCCACTCGTTCCTTTTCACTTTCCGCCCTGAATACGTCCACCGCTACCTTGTTTACTTCAGCACTTGCTTTTGGTCCTGCGGTGTCCATTTCAACCTTCTCCTTGATGTACATCAAATGTCGTGCGAGCCGGGCGGCCATTTCATTGGTTTCGGCTTCGGAGAGGATTTTGTTGACCAGATTTTTACTGGCTTGATGCTCGGCCGTCTTCAGATCGTGCTCAATGTAACTGTCAGATAACTGGTTTTGGATCTCCAGATATTTAAGATCAGCGAGCTCGTCGAAGAACAAGCGACGGACGTCTGCATCATTGTGGGCCATCTCGAGTTTGAATTCTTTAATCTTCATCTCTAGCTCCTTCTCGGAGATGGCTAGGGGGGAGTTGTCTTGCTCTTTTGCTACTTGATCCTGCAACGCCTCCTCCACTTTTGCGACATTTCGGTCGACTTTAACCCACTTCTTCGCCTTCCCAGGGTTTCCATCCATTTTAGGGGGCTGTTTGTTTTGCTTCTTCCAAGGTTTAGACATTTGGTCCAAGACCAGTCGGTGTCACGTCCTTCGGTATCACGTATGAACCCATGATTTGACCCCGGTGGTGGATAACGAACCGGTCGAACTTAGAAGTCGATTCCATAGAGCTAGTTTTGTGCCAGTAACATCTTGTAGGGATCTGGCCTTTGTCCCTATATGTGGCTCTAGTGCCACAGAAGCAGATCCAACGTTCGTGTTGTAGAGCATACACACGCACGTGGTGACCCCTTCTGTGCTTGCAACAAACGGACACATTGCACCCGCTCTCGGCGTAGTGTGCTTTCGATCTACAATTGCCAACCTTGCATCTGGGTAGGTGGTCGTCGCTAGTCAACATCTTAATGCTCACACAATTCTTAGTGCTTTTGCTAGATGTAACTCGCGGAAGACTTCCGGTCCCTGACTGTTGGACCAACACAACTCTGGGGTTTCTCACCCCTTCACCAGCCAACGACGCTCGACGTCTATTGAAGCTGGGAAGTTTCCCGAGCTGCGAAGCAGTCAGACCAAAAGGACTGTGGGTCGTTAATCCATCTTGTCTTTGGCTGGTCATAGTTGTAGACTCCATTGTTTGCTTTCGCACATGTCACTGCAATTAGGTTGCTGTGGCGCTAGAACCCCTCCCCGGAACGGGAGGCTGGGTGACCCAAGGCAGGCGCCCAGAGATCCGTCGTAACGGCCCGTGGTGTAAACACCACCTGTCCAGTCAGAAAAGTCGCAAAGCGTGAAAAGAAACCAGAC